GGCGTGATACGCCAAAAAGAGCAAGTCAGCAATGCCAATCTTGTCCTGAGCCTGAGAGATGATGTTTCCTGTTGACTTCTCCCACTTTACCCACTCAGGTGGTGCAGCCGTATAGGTTGCAAATTCCCCAGAGTTGTATTCAATTGTTATTGGTAGCTTCATTTCATTTCCTCCCGATAGTTGTTGGTTTAGCTAAATGTTTCTGTTGGTGTTCCAACCACTGTAAATGATAGGTCAACAGTCTGTGCATCTGGTGCTGTGCCACCCACTGCTGGGAATACCGGCAAAACATTGAAAGCAAAAACAGCGCCTGTTACAGCTGTGAGTGATACTGCCAAAGTTGAGTTAGGTGATGTCTCGCATGCTGTCCATAGAGCTTCGCAAAGCGACCCGCCTGCGCCCCAGTCAGCAAGCATTGACACATCAAATGTCCATTGGTCATCAATGTGCTTGTATGCCTTGCCATCAAGTGTTTGATATGTCTCAATGGTTGGTGAGTTTGTGAGTGTAGCTGATGTTGCCTGGGCATCATAAGCTGTGGACGCAACCGTCAATGTGAGGTCGCGACCAGTGATGATTGTCGTTGCCACTTTATCTCCTTAGTTTGTTTGGGTGTAATAAGTGCTGACATTAATGTCAGCTGTAAGCATTGTTGATGCCCCAACTTCCAACGGTGTCGGCCTTGATGTATTTCCTACTTCGTACCCTGACGGTATAGCCGCCAGAATTCCCATGATGAGCTTTTCCAGGTTATCCAAAGCACCAGGATTGCTGTTGTACGCCACAATGGCTGTGATTGTAAAATTGATTTTTACTTTGGTGACTGCACCAATCAAAGTTGGCTCTAAATATGGTGATGCCGGGACAATGACAATTGCAGGCGGAATTGGTGACTCAGGCACAGATGCATAGCAAGATGCAGCCAATGAGCTGAAAGCTGATGAAAGCGTTGCGCGGGTATCGGCAATTGTTGAGGCTGTCATTGGACAAAACCCTCAGCATCTAAATAAGGATAGAGCAAGGTGCTGACACGATTGGTGAGCGAGCGACCCATTCGGTATGGCGTAGATGCAAAATCCACACCTTCAATTTGTCCACCTGCTGCAATGCGAGATTGAAAGACTTCTACTGATACAGCAAGGATTGCTGACTCAATTGCATCATTGCCTGCATAGATTTCTGCTGCTGAATATCCTGAAAGAGTAGCTGTGCCTGCTGGGATTGATTCGCGCAATGTCACATCTGCGTTTGTGAGTGCTGCTGAAAAATGGAAATCCCCGGCTGTCACGACTGTGTGAGTCGCGCTGAAAGGTGATGGCAGGCCGGTGACAATGACGGATTGACCTGCCACAAAGTGATGTGGGCGCAATGTGTAAAAGTAAGCCACATTGCTTGTGAGCTTGTAAGAATCAATTGCTGTTGTGTTGGCAACTAGCATTGGCAAAATTACGGCCTCGCTAGTGTTCACAATTTCGTTTAAGTAAGCATCATTGTACAAAGATGAGCTCACGCCAAGCACCGCCCTAAGCTGTGCTGCCGTAACAATGCTTGGCATGAGTCATCCTTTCGTACTGCTGGGGTGAATCGGGAGAATCACCCCATGATTAGTGGGAGGCGATTAAGCCTTGTTTACCTTGAAAGCGCCTGCGCCAATCTTTGTTGCGCATGCACCGAATGAGTAAAGACCGACAGTGATTGAACCGTCAGCTGTTGACTCAGCGCGTAGTGTGTACTGTGCTGGGTCTTCGTACCATGTGTAAGCATCTGGGTTGACAATGAGGAGTGAGCCATCTGTGTCTGTTCCAGCTGCTGTGTTTGGTGTGACATAGAGGTCAAGTCCAGCTACATTGCCGCGCAATGAGCGAGGTGATGCCTGACCGCCTGCGTTCTGTGGCTGTGAGGCTGTGTAGATTGGACGGCCTGAATCGTTGAGACCCATGATGTTTGACCACTGTGCTGTGTTAGCAATGAGGTTTGTTGCAAATGGGTTTGGAAGACCCTTAGTTGCATTGTAAACAGATGCTGCACCGCGAGCTACAAAGCCCAAAAGCTCTGCTGCTGTTGGATATGTTGTGATGGTTGTGCCATCAGCTGTTGCACCTGAGATGAGCGCTGCATTGACATAAGCATCCTGTGCTGCTGCCATCTGCGCAACCATGTTGCGGTAGAGCTCATCGTAAAATGCAGGGTTAGAGCGGGTCAGAAGCTCGACGGAGAATTTCTGCTGTGATGCGAACTTTTTAACAGTCACAGATAGGAAGCTTGAAGCCTGGTCTGTATCAGAAAAGACTGCATCTTCATCTGCGATTGCAGCTGTTGGGAGCCCAGTTACCTTTGGGATTTCAAAAGTGAGGCCGCTGTTAGGCAGAGTTCCACGGCTGATGGCATCAATGCTAGGTCGCACCATTGTTGCAAGACCGTTGATGATTGTTGTCATTTGTGGTGTTGGGTTGAACGCTGCGTTGTCTGTTGTGTTATCTGCTGCGTAGATGTAACGCTTTGCATCTTCATCACCGAGTGATGCCTTGATTTTGTTTTCCATGTATGCAGCTGCTGTTACTTCAACGCGCTGTGTTCCCACAGAATAGCGTGATGTTGCTGCTGCTGCTGTTACTGACTGTGCGGCTTCAACCGTCTCAACGGCATCCGCTTGTGTGACGGTGTTGTCCACTTCGTCTCCTTCGTTTGTTGTTTCCTCTGCATCCGGTGTGGATTCAGAATCTTCCTCTGATGCTGCGACCTCTGACACGCGAGCGCTACGGATAGCCGGCTCTGATGTCAATGCAACGCCTGTGAGCTCACCTGCAAGGATGCGCACTGTGCCATCTTTGAGTGTTTCATATTCATTGATGGAGACTTCAACTGAAAAGCCATCACGCAAGCCTTCTGCCGCTTCAACGAGCGCATCAGTGCCTGCTGTGGTTTCAGCAATCTTAAATGTTGCAATGATTTCTGAGTCTGTCTGCTCCATGCTCATTGTCTTGCCAATGCGGCGAGCGCGGTCATGTTCAAGATTAAGCAAAACAGGCTGTGCCTCAATTGAACCCTTTGCAAATTGTGTCTTACCAATTGATGTGTTTCCTGTTTCGTCAAATGTCACGATTGTGCCGGTGATTGTGCGTGATGCAGAATCGGCAGCTGTGACCTTCATTGATGTGGTGAGTTTTTTCATTTGAGCATGTCCTCTTCTTCTCTGATTTCATCAACGGTAAGAGCACCGATTTCAAAAAGTGTTTTGTAAGCTGCAATGCGCTCAGACAATGAACCGCGCAAGAAATCATCAAGGTCAAAGCGCACAACTGTTCCTGCTGGCACAAAATCCGCAAAACTCATGCGCTGTTCCACTATGGAAAGATAATTTCTAAAAGCAAAATCAATTAAGTCCCGGCGCTTGTCTAATGCGTTTGAGTAAGTGAATGTGCTCTGTTGTGCATCTACAAAGTACGCCGGGATTCCTGTCGCTCTGGCGAGCTCCAAAGCCACATAATTTCTGGCCTCATTCAGCTGTAAATTCTTAGGGTCGTAACCAAATGAATCTAGCGATACATCAGCGTTAAGATATACAAATGACTTTTTAACGCGGCGAGACAGCGCCTGCATGAGCTTTGATACGCGGTCAGGCGGCAATGATGTACCGTTTGACTTGACCACCATTTGTGGATTTGGATTGAGTGCAAAATCAAGTGCGGCAGATTCAAGAGCTGCTGCCGCTTTAATTGTACGACCAGCGCGAGAGAGCAAGCCCTCAGAGCATCCTGGGAATACGACAAGATTGGCCGGGTCAATGTACTTGCCATCAATCATGTAATTTGTAATCTCAGTTGACTGTGCATTTGTCTGAATAGTTACACGCTCAGGTGCTACACGCTCCATTGCGCGGATGCGCCCGGTGTCTGCGTAGCGCTCTGTTGCATAAGCATAAGCGACAGGATGAAAGAATAAATCGGAGACAATCCAGCTCCAGAATGTTGCACCAGGGATGCGTGGGTCAGGTTGGTTAATCACGCGAGGTTGTCCCTCTACGCGGTCACCTGTGCCTTCATTACGCGCAACCATTGGCAATGAGCCAATTGTCTGCATGACAGAGCAAGAGCGATAAATTGTCGGGACAGTCATTGCCTCTTCGCGTGTAGCTGTTGTTGCAGCGATACCAAAGAGCGCCATTGCATTGCCGTAGTAAGGCTGCAAAGATGCATCAACCGTTTCCGATTGTGCAGCTTCTACATTGCGGCTGAATAAACCCATGCCTGAATTTTACCGCCGCATGGAGCATCACATCACCATGATGTCAAGGTCTGTCGGTGGGCGTGTCGCAAAGTGGGTCACGAGAGCTGTTGCAACGCTGGCACACACAACCGACCCGCTAGCCCTTCGCCCAATAACCCAGCCGCCATCACCTCTACGCAACTGCACAGCTGAGAGCATTTGTGTTGAAAGCTCAGGGTTTGGCTTGTAATGCAAGCGCCCTGAGTTAATTGAACCCAGCATCTCATCACAAGCTTGTGGATAGACAGCATCCATATCATAGGTCGGAATTCCGGCAGGTTGCAGGCGAGCTGCTACCGCCCCAGCTGTGCGCTTTGAATACAGCACATAGTCGGTTGAGTATTTGCGGGCATAAAATGCCAAGTCATTTGCAATGGCCTTGTCATCTAGTTGGAGAGCATTGTCCCAAGTGTGCAAGAGCTTCACACCAAATGCCCCATCTTCATCAAGCTGCTGTGCTCCAACGAGAGCTGCAAATTTTCTATCTGGGCTCAAATCAATGGCAAGCCATGTGGATTTATCTTCAACCAAATCAAACTTGTCATCTGCACAGGCAGCCCATTTTTGAGCATCCACGCATGAGCTGATGGCCTGTACCCAGCGGCAAAGCACCTCTGTTTGTACAACATCAGCCGGGTCATTGAAAACTGCCCGAATATTGTCAGCATGGATTGTCGTGCCAAGCGCCGGGTTTGAGTAGGCGGCATTTTCCAAGGTCACATCATCAGTTGGCGCTGACCATTCAAAGTAGCCAATGTCATCCTCGCCACCGCCAATGGCAGCCAAAGCGCGGGCGCGGAATTGGTTGAGCACAATTGAGCTCGCATCACCGGCATTTGTGTAGGCCATAATCATGGGATTTTTTGCAGCCATCAAGGTGTAACGCAATGAGGCAAAGCTCTCCATGTCGGTCATCTCGCGTAATTCGTCCAGGTGGATGGTTTCAGGCTTTGAAACACCGCGAGCTGCTGAACCGCCTGCCTTGATGATGTACCGCGTATTGTGCAAGGTCTCAATTTCCTCAGACCCATGAGTCCAGCGGATGCGCTTTACCTGTGAGGCTAGAAATTCGCTGCCCTCAATGATGTCCACCAGAGACCTGAACTGCTCCAGAGATGTGGAAAGACGGTGAGCTGACCCAATTTGCAGCGATTCATTCCATAGGAAAAGACCGCCCAGAATTCTGAGCTGCATCAAAAAACTTTTGCCATTCTGACGAGCCACCACAATGGTATTGATGGGAGATGCCCACCGGCCATCAGGCTTGTACTTGTGGCTTTCAATTAGCGCGAACTTTTGCCAATCCATCAAGTCAATGCCAATTTTTTCAGCCAATTCAATGAGCTCATGGCCTTTTGATGGCAAATCCCTCAGTGGTGTGTGGATTCTTGGTGTTGAGTGGCCATAAAGCGGCTCTGTGTCCCTACCCAAAACCGATTGCAGCCGATTTGAGCCACTTTGAGGCTCTTCCAGTCCCTTTGAGGCTTCTGCGTGGCTAGTCATGGCTTATTGACCCGTTTTCGGGGATATATCCCC